TAACCACGATCTAGGCACCACTCTTCTGCTGCCTTCCACTTTGCCTGATTCTTGGCATACTCAACGACTTCATAGATATAACCCTTAGTCTTTCTTTTTTGAACTTTGGGTTCTATACACTGCTTATATGGTTTAATCTCAATAATCATTTTTTTAATCTTACCATTATTATCCTTCACCTTGATATAGAAATCAGGGAAGTATCTGTGATATCGATTATCAACGGGAGAACGATAGGGAACAATAATTTCTTCACTTCCCCATTCTAAAATATTCTCATTAGTATCACAATATACACAAAACTTTCGCTCCCATAAAGAACGATAGATTATATTTGTTGGATCACCCTTGTACTTTTTTGGATATGAAGGTTGGTATTTTCCCTTATATGACATCTAAATAACTAATAATAAAGGCAGTCTTACAGGTATTTAGAGTGGCTCGTTCCCTTATAAGAAATATACAACCAAGAGACGTTAAAAAATTATTCGGCAACTTATCGCAGACTAATTATTATCAGGTAGACTTTTCGTCCCTTTCTACTTTTGGACCAAATCAAGAACTTATAAAATATTTGGGTGAAAAAGGTGTTGATAAAGATTTTATTTCTAGAGATGCAGGACTTCTCTGCTCTGAGGCATCACTGCCAGGGACTAGTCTTGCAACCGCAGAAGTAAAAGACAACTTCATGGGAATATCTCAAGAATTTGCACACACGAGATTATATACTGACTTTGATTTTACTTTTTATGTTGATACTGATTACAAGAGCATAAAGTTTTTTGAGGGATGGATTGATTTTATTAGTAGTGGCAGTGAAACATTGGCTCCAATAGGTGACGGAGCAAATCCTTTAAACTCAAATTATTATCGTAGGATGAGATATCCCGATACTTATAAATGCCAGACTATGACAATTACAAAGTTTGAAAGAAATGTTAGTAGTACTAATACAATAAAATATTCTTTCATTAATGTATTCCCAAAAACGATTAGTGCTATTCCTATTTCATATGGTGGTGCAGATATTCTGAAAGTTTCTGTAAGTTTTAATTATGATCGATATGCCATAGATATTTCCGGATTCTCTAAGGGTCAGCAAGGTGAATTTACAGATGTTGCACAATCTTCTTCTGCTGAACTTCAACAGTCTTCTGCTGCTAGACAAGCATCTTTAGGTGCATCCGGAGAACAAAGAAATATCTTGGGCAATTCTCAAAGCGAACTGGATCAATTACGAAGAAATGCATACTTAAACAGCACTAGAGGAAGAGTTTTTGGTAGAAGTCAATCTGCTAGAGATCTTGATGCAAGTTATGGGGTCACTAGAAATTCTCGCGGAGAAGAGATCTAAATAATCACATATGAGTTGTATCACTTAGTATGCCATTACCCAAGATTAATACGCCAACTTATGAGTTGACACTGCCTTCTACAGGAAAGAAAATTAAGTATAGACCCTTTCTTGTAAGAGAAGAAAAGATTCTGATTATGGCAATGGAATCTGAAGATATGAAGGATATTACAAATTCTATTGTTCAAATTCTTTCGGATTGTATTCTTACCGAAAATGTCAAGGTAGAATCTCTTGCAACTTTTGACATTGAATATTTGTTCTTAAATGTCAGAGCAAGATCCGTCGGAGAAACTGTTGATGTAAATATTACTTGTCCTGATGATGGAGAAACTCAGGTTGAGATGACGATTGATATTGATTCAATCAAGATTCAAAAGACTAGAGGACATAAAAATATTATCAAACTGGATGATAACCTTTCTATGAAACTTCGTTATCCTTCATTAGATCAGTTTGTTGAAAACAATTTTGAAACTGGACAGGTTGTAAGTGAAGTTGGACAATCACTCTCAATGATTACATCATGTATTGATATGATCTATAATGAGGAAGAAACTTGGGAAGCAGCAGATTGTTCTAAGAAAGAACTTGATGAATTTGTTGAGCAAATGAATACTAAACAGTTTAAACAAATTGAGAAGTTCTTCACCACAATGCCAAAACTCTCTCATACGATTGCAGTAAAAAATCCAAACACTGGTGTAGAATCTGAAGTTGTTCTTGAGGGATTGGCAGCTTTTTTCAGTTGAGTATGGCTCATACCAGTCTTGAGTCATACTACAAGATTAATTTTGCTCTCATACAACACCATAAATATTCATTAACAGAGTTAGAAAATATGATTCCTTGGGAGAGAGAAGTTTATATTTCACTCCTCCAACAATACATTGAGGAAGAAAACTTAAAAGCACAACAAAGTGGCTAATACCAGCATAAAAACTCCCAAATTAAATGTTTCCAACATCAAAAGTCCCTTGACTGGTGGTGGATCTGATTTGGGTAATGTTGGTCAAGGAGGAACTTCTAAAATAGGAACTCTTGCAAAGATTGTAAGAAAGAATAGAATATCAATCAACTCGTTAATAAAGTCTCAAGAAACTCAAGATAGAAAAATAAAGTCTCAAGAAACTCAAGATAGAAAAATAACAATATTAAAAAATATTGCACAGACTAGGCAGCAAAATATAGGACAGAAACTGCCAGGAAGTGATAAAGGTGACATAGAAAAGTCCTTGGCAGAAACTAATCAAATTCTTGTTAAGATTCAACAAGAACTGATGAGATCTTCTGCACTTAGATCAAAAGAAGAAAAGGCAAAATCTGATAAAGCAAAGAGAGGTGCTTCTAGAGCAAAACTTAGTGCAGAAGAAAGCCAGTTGGAAAAATCTTCTAAAAGGATTAAAAAATCTGTAGGTGAAAAAGCGGATGATGCATTGGAACCTGTAAAAGGTATTTTTGGTCGCATTATGGATTTTATTGGCACTCTTGCTTTAGGTATTGCAAGTAATGCCATATTTGAATGGTTAAAAGATGAAAATAATATACAAAAAATAAATGAATGGTTTGGTTGGATTAAAGACAATTGGAAGTGGATGGCAGTTGCCGTTGGTGCGATTGCTTTATTACCAGTTGTTAGTACTATTAGTGGATTGATAGGTCCTGTGGGAATGATTGTTGGATTACTTGCAAAAGCAGTACCATTAATGGTGGGGTTACTTTTAAATCCACTTTTCCTCAAGGCAATGCTTGCAGTTGGGGCAGGAATATTAATTTATAAGGGTGGAGAATTTTTACTAAAAAAAGCACGAGATTTGGTAACTGGTGGTGAAGATTTTAGTGCTGCTCATAGTCAATTGGATCAGCAGTTAGCAGATGCTGGAATGGATAAAGGGGGAAGAACTGCAAGAGGAAGAGGGAGAGCAGCATCTAAGAAAGGAATTACTGGTAGAAATGAAGATCAGGAAAAAATATTTCAAGAAGTGAAGAAAAAAAGAGAAGCATTATATGCACTCAAAGATGAAATGAATGCAGAAATAAAAGAGAAGCAAAGTAAGTTAGAAATTATACCAACACCACGAGGAAGAAAGAAGCAGGGATACGTCAATCCAAATGAACAGGCAAGAAAAAAAGTTGATATGGAAGTTAGAGAAGATTATAAGACAAAAATATCAGATATTATAACTCCAACTAAAATTGAAGAAAGAAAAATGGGTGGTCCTGTAACAGCAGGAAATCCTTATATTGTCGGTGAGCGTGGTCCAGAAATCTTTATGCCAAACGTAAATGGATCTGTAGTGAATAACTATAGGACTGAAAAAATCTATCAGATGATTTCTTCTGGTGGAAGAGGTCGTGGCAAGATTAACTTTGTCAATTTGCCACCAATAACAAATCAGTTACCTCCACCCGAACTACCAAACATGAGTGGTGGAGAAGAAACTGAAGTTCCTGATATTTCTAGTACAAATATGGCAGATCCATATCGTCAATTGGGTCCAATATTATATGGAATAACGGTATAGTACTATGGCAGTACAGTTATTGGCTGGTTTAGCAAGAGCAGGAGCAGGTGTTGGAAGAGTTGCTGCTAGAAGTGGCGCAAAAAAACTTGCCATAAAGAAAGTAAAATCTTTTGCCGAAGATAAGGTAAAGGGAAAAATAAAGGGTAAATTATCCAAGAAATCTGAACTGATTTCATCAGAGGGTGATCAGCAACAACAAAAATTAAAATATAGTTCTATGGGTGGAGGACTAACTCCAACTCTTACAGGAACTACAGATTCGGTAAAAATTAAATCTGCAAAATCTTCAAAATCTCAGGTCGAACAGTTAAAGATAAATGTAACTAACATTCATAGTTTTCTTGTTAAATCAAATAAACAATATAAAAAGCAAGAAGCAGACACGAGAAGAAATGAAAAGGTTCAACAAAATAAAGCAAAGTTGAGAGGAGAAGAAAGAAGGTTAGAAAAAGGATCATCACCATTAGCAAAATCTGCATCTACTGTGAAAGATGCTGTTGCTTCTACCGGAAGTATCTTTGAAAAGGTATTGGAATTTGGAGCACTTCTTTTAACGGGTATTCTTGTAAATGCACTTCCTGCAATCATAAAAAAAGTTGAAGAAATTATTGATAATATTGTCAATTTCCTGACTCCCATACAAAGTGGATTTAATTTAATTAAAGCATTCTTTACTGGCGAATTGGATAAAAAAGAACTTGATGTTGATAAGAAAAGAGTCGATGATGCATTAACAAATATAAATGGTGAAGGTGGATTAATTGATCAACTTGCAGAAAAGGCAGGTCCTCTCGAAGGATTAATAAAAACTTTAAAACCAGCAATTGAATTGGTTCGTGGTGCAGTTGGTGGGAAAAAAATGGTTCTTGCAAAAAAAGGTGGGAAAGAAGGAGTTTTAAACAAAGAAACCGGAGAGTTTACTGAAAGACAGTTTACCGCAGGTGAAAGAAAAAAATATGATACGGATACATCTATGGAAACACCCACAGAAATGGATAATAATATTCAAGGTGTTGATGGGTCTGGATTGGTAGTAACTTCTCAAATGGGAATGAGAAAACTTGCATTATCTCCAGGAATGCATATGGGTGTTGATATTGCCGGTCCAGAGGGAACACCGTTAATAGCTTTTAGTAGTGGTAAAGTAAATGCTGTTGGTTATGATAAAGGATATGGCAATTATATAGCTTGGTCTGATGATAAAGGTGTGGAACATTTTTATGGGCATATGAAGCATCCTGCAAAAGTTTCTGTGAATCAGGATTTAAAAAAAGGTCAAGTTATTGGATTAATGGGAAATACTGGAAGATCTAGTGGACCACACCTTCACTGGGAAACTTCAACAGTCGCTGGTGATACTGGAAGACCAAAGGGTGCAGTTCTTTCTAGATTCAATCCATTATCAAAGTATGGCAAAAATGATCCATTTAAAATACAAAATATTCCATCAACAAGTAAGTCTAGTACAGGAAAAAGTAAAGATAATAAAGATGGGCAGGGTGGTGGACTAATAACACCAATAAAGTCCGATAATAGACTTTCTTCTATAAATCAACCGATGGACGATGAAGGAACAACAACCATTGCAGTTCAGCAGGTAAATACTATACAGACGGCATATGTTCCCATGCCAATACCAATGAGATCAAGATCTACAGGATCTACATCATCACCAACACTTTCACCAATATGGAGTGCTTAATATAAATGGCAAGTTCAGCAGACGCAGCAAATTATCAGATACTCACAATAACAAAAAATGGTAAAGAGATTCCATTAGAGGGAAAGACTACGAGTTTTGACTATTATGAAAGTGTACTAACACCCAATATAACTGCTGTAATGACTTTTGTTGATACTGGTGGTGCAATAAAATATGATAAGGAATATGATAAGCAAGAAAGATTGGGTGGAATTTATAATGCACTTCCAATCACTGGTGATGGATCGGAAGAAGTAAAGTTTAAAATTGCCTCAAAAATGGGAACACTTGACTTTTCCAGAACTCCATTATATGTCAATGGATCTGTTAATCCTGATCAACGATCTCAGAGTGAATCTATAGTTTTAAGTCTTGTTTCAAAATCTGGCATCACAAATCAAGAGACACACGTCAAAAAGAACTATTCGAATAGAACTAATATTACTGACGCCGTAGAATCGATTGCAAAAAATATTCTCAAACTTGATAAACTTCAGGTAGATGAGACATCGAATAAGTATCCTTTCATAGGTAACAATAAATCACCATTTGATGTTATTATGATGTTGGCATCAAAATCTGCACCAAAAAAAGGAAATCCTGGTTTCTTTTTTTATGAGACTCGTGATGGGCACAGTTTTAAGGCAATCGATAGTTTGATTGATAAAGAACCAGTAGCAACTTATTATAAAAGAGAAGATGGACGATCAAGTATTAATACTAATACTGATTTTAAGATTCTATCTTTTAGTGTCATTAAAAATCAAAACCTGATTAATGCTCTGAAGTCTGGGGTTTATTCAAATCGTAGAGTGGTTTTTAATCCAAAAACATTCAAGGAAGAAGAGATTGATTTTAATCTTGAGTCTTTGGAAAAGGCACTGGGGAAGAAAGAAGCACCAAGACCAAAAGACAGGAAGTATACGAGAGTATTGTATAGTGTAAAAGATGTTGGAGCACTTTCTCCAGAAATCAAAGAATCTAATGAAGGTGACGTTAACTCTTATCAGGGTGCAGTTCAGATGAGGTATAATTTATTATTCACACAGCAAGTGAAAATACAAGTTCCCTGTAATCCAAAACTCAAGGCAGGTGACATCATTAAATGTGATCTAGAAGTGATTACACAAGACGAAAAAGTTCAGGGAGTTTCAGATCCTGTTGAGAGTGGAAATTATATGATTTTAGATTTATGTCATCATTATGATACGAAGAGATCTTATACGTCAATGGTTCTCGTTCGTGACACCTACGGTCTATATACTAATAAAAGCTAGAGATGGCAAATAATATCGGATACGATATCGGTAATAATAAGTGGTTTCTTGGTCAGGTTCCTCCTGGACAGAATCAGCACAGGGAAGGTGTTTTATGGAAAGATGCACACGGTGATAGAGTGAAGGTCAGAATACCTGGAATGCATCCAATGTCCAGTAATGATGATGCTACTGAAGTATTAGATTCTGAACTGCCTTGGGCAATTGTTGCAAAACCAACAACGCACGGAAACCTTAATAACCAATCAACTGGTATCTGGGGTGGTGAATGGGTCATCGGATTCTTTTTAGACAGTGATTGTCAGATTCCGGTTATTACTCAGGTATTGGGAAATAACTATCATGGAGAAATCAGAGCATCAACGAATGGTACTACTCTAGGGCAACGAGTAAAACGTTTTACTTCTGGCAACCCATCAAATAATACTCAAATCAAAGCACCCAATGTACCAAAATCTAAGTTTGAGGAAGTTGATCCAAACTTCTTTAATGCTGCTAAGAAGTGAATAAATATCTGGATAGGAGGTAAATCTATAAATGGCATATACTGAAGAGGAACTTTTTGTACGGACAGTTGCCGCTGAAGCAAGAGGTGAAGGTACGATAGGGCAAGCACTTGTTGCCAGGAGTATTCTAAACCGTGCCGGACTTATACAAAGCGGCACTGTCGGAAAGGGAACCTTTTTGGCAAATGATTCCAGTATAACTGGTGTCATTTATGGTAAAGGGCAATATCAGGTTGTTAGTGACGGATCTATTAATAAAAATTTTTCTAAGGCAGAACTTGATAATGCAAGAAAAGCAATTGCCATTGCCAGAAATCCGGCAGATTTGAGAGGTAGACTGGAGGCACAAAATATACCTCCAAACGAGATTAATAGTGCGATGGCAGCAACCGGTTTTAGAACTGGTTCGGCATTTAATGATCCATCTCAAAATGTAAACGTAACAAAGTTTGGAAATCATTATTTTAATACTGCAGGAAATGGTACATTACAAACCCCATATGCAGACGTAAAGAC